ATGAGTCCCCGTCCTTCACGGCGAAATAAATGATGTCGTTCTGCCTGTTCCCGCGCGTTACCGCGCACGAGCGGAACGCCCCGTAACCGTGCTCTATGCGGCTCCAGCCAAGAATCCCGTTCGTCTTATCATAGAGAAGCGACACGCACGCGCCGTCCTGCCGCACGATAAGAAGCCTGTTGTAAGGGTTCTGCGCCAGGTCGAAATCTACCGCGGGCGACTCGGAGAGCATACGGTCGGAAAGAATCGCGATATTGTTCGTGCGGAACGCCTCGCTTCCGGGGTCATAGTAAAACTCACGGATGCCGTATCCGCCCTGAGAGAAAAACACTACGGCGGTATCGGCGGTCAACGCCTGGATGGTGTCGCTGCCGTACCTGCACGACATCTCCGCCTGGACGCTCACGGCCGTTATCGCCGGGGAACAGCACCATACGGACGTCTCCGTTCCTATGGCAAGCACGCGGCTGTTGGCGAGCCACTTTATCGCGTCCGACTCCTCGGAGGCGATCTCGAAATTGAAAGAGCATGATGCCGTGACTATGCTCCTCGAAACTACCTGGTAGGTGTAGTCGTCAGCGGTAGGACTGAGAGAATTCTTCCAAAGGGAAAGGTTCATCACGAGCCCCTCGGCGGCGGCGAGCGGGTCCCTGTCAACGGTTATAGTGTTCGACGTGACGGAAACGACCTTCGTGCCGACCGGAAAGCAGTCCGCCGTGACGTAGTAATCCGTCGCTGAGCGGGAAAGAGAGGACGTGAAGTCCTGCGACACTCCCGTTATGGTACGGCTTCCGGCGGTGGCGGTTCCCGTGAATATATGTATGTCGCTGTCCTTTATTACCTTGTTGACGGTGACGTATGTCTCGTAAGTGGAGAATTTCGCGTATCGCTCGCCTGCCGTGTCGGGAGCGCACGACGCCCAAACTTTTTGAGGGCTGTTGTAAGTCGAAGCGAAATAAAGACGGTTATTGAAAAAGGCGATGCAGCGGGGATACTTTCCCGTTGTCTGAAAAAGGTTCTCCTCGGCGGCGGGCTGCTCGCCGTAGTGCCGCCATTCGCCCTCCGTAGCCGATGTGACGGCGTACTTGTACACGAAACCGGAGTAAACGCAGAAAAGCGCGTCCGGATCGTAGGACTTTCCGCCGACGAAAGGAATTCCGGGAAATCCCTCATCAAACTCTACGGCGGGAAGCGAATTCTCCGCGATGATAACGTATCCGTAGTCGTCGTCGATGCGCACGTCCGGCGCGAAATCGAACGTCATGGAAGCGACGGAAAACACCTGCTGGGAAGCGTCGTACCTGATGCGGAACGGCGCGTATCCGCCGTGAGTAAGTATCATGGTGTCGTAATACTGAGCGTACTGGACTTCCTTAACCTCGGAGATTGAGAGATACGGAAGCGGGAGCACGACCGGACTCCCGGAGGATGTCGCGCGCGCACCGTTCCGCCATACGTCGGCGACGGTAAGATATTTAACATAATAAGTTTTGGTATTATCGTACTCCGCAGCCTGAATATACCCGCCAGCACCGTCGCTGACGTACCATGTACCAGACGAAAAAGTAACCGAAGTCGGCTGCGGGTCGGCGATAAAATAATATTCTCCACCGTGGCAGACAAAAAGGAAAGACAAGTCCTTGTCGATATTGAAAGGAATGAGCCAGCTGTCGCCGGGAAGCGAGCCGAGCCTTTTCGTGCCCGTCCGCCGCCGGATGCCGCCCGTGGGAATAATCTCGAAATTGGAAAGCCTGGATGCCGCCTGGTAATACTGCTGCAAGTCCACGCGGCCGGAAAGAACGGGCGAGAGCTCGCCCGACGCGAAATTGGTTATAAGCATTATATTCTGTCTCCGTACCTGGGAAGTCCCAGAACGTCGCCCCAGTAGGGGTTGCCGCTGTCCTTGTTGTGCGCGTGGGCTATCGAGAGCTGCGCCGCGCGCCTTTCGATGATCGATGCCTCGGAGTAGAGCAGCTGGTAGAGCTGCTTGTCGCCGGACATCTTGAGCGCGAGCTTGGCCGCAAGCCGTGTCTCAAGATACTCCTCAAGAAGCGGGTCGGCAACTAGCCCCTCGTATCCCGGATAATCCTCGGAGGCGACGACATAATAAGTCGCCGTCTCGTCGTATGTCTCCGCCAGCTCGTATTCGCCCTCCGCGTCCTGGACGTAGTATTCACCGGAAGCGAATGTATCCGAGGTCGGCTGCGGGTCGGCGACGACATAATGCGCATTGCCAGTGTAGCTGTCGGACACGTAGGTAAGGACCGCCTCGCAGTCCTCCGTGTAGAGCGTAGTCCCCTCTACGTCCCATTCGCGACCGGACTCAAGAGAGAGCGGCTTCCGGCAGTCCGCCGGAAGGATGAACGCATACAGCGGTCCGGCGTGCGGAGCGTCCCCGGAGGCAATCAAAGCGGCGCGGCGCACCTGGCTCGTCCACTCGGTAGACGCGAGCGTCTCAAGGATAGTCTGCAAATAAAGCTCCTTCACGTAGCGCCACTTGGCGGAGTTGTTCTCCGCGTCAGCTGCGACGAGCGGCTCCTCGCCGATCTTTATGAACGCGCGCCCCGCAAGATCCCTGTCTATGTTCATCTTTCACCTCTTAATGAAAAAGTTCCCGTACGGGGAACTTATGAAAAGTTCTTCGTACGGGAAACTTCGTTACTTCAAAGGCTCGAATACGTCGGGGACGTCGGAGGCAGTTGTCTCCAGCTCGTCTTCCTCGTAGAAGAGCCTGCCGTCATAGAAGCATTTCTGCACGCACACATACTTGCGCACTTTTGCCTCGTCCTTTTTGGCCGTCTTTCCGGCTTTCTCAATTTTATCCGCGGCTTCCATCATTCAGCCCCGTAAGCGTCAATCCAGCCGTAGAGCTTGCCGGCAGTTACGGCAGGAGTTGTGCCGCCGGTGAAAGTAACCTTTGCCTCAAGCTTGAGAAGAGGAAGGTCGCCGTATCCGCGCGGGATAGGGAACACAAGAGCCTCTGCGGCAGTGCCGAGGGCGGATGCATCAGCCGACCATTCGCCGATCACGCTCCAGTTGGAGCCGTTGTCCGCGGATCCTGAGAGCTTGACGGATACCGTCGTGGCCGTCGGAGAGCCGGAAGCCGTGATGCCGGTCGTGCATCTTACGGCGACACCCATTCCCTCAAGGTCGGTGTTGCCGGTGTTGATGCGTACTCCGTCCGTTACCGACGCGGAGTAGCCGAACGGGCCGTAAGAAGTGGAGAGAGTGTTTGTCTCCCCGAACGTAAGCTGAACGTCCCTTCTCTCAAGGGAACCTTTTGTCTTGATAGCCTTGCTCATTTTGTGCCTCCATTAAGATACGACTGCTTCCGTGTTGAGGATCGCATCGCACTGGCGGATGCGCATGTCACGGAGCATGTTGACAGGGCGACCCCACGGGTCGTCGATTGTGTATACCACGTTGCTCTTTGAGAGCGTAGCCTGGTCGAAAATGCTCATCACGTCCTTGTTGCAGAGGATGGATACAGTTCCCGGACCTGTCGGGAGGTAAGCCTTCATCTTAAGGATTTTCTTGATGAGGGCCTGTGCATTGTCGTCGGTCATGTCGCTGTTCATGTCGATGTTGCAGATACGGATGAGGGAGCGAGGGTCGCCGACTGCGATACCGTAGTCCGCCTGGTAGTAGCTGACGTATGCCTCGTACTCGCCGCCTTCCGGAGCGGAGATAGTCTGGATGCCCTTGTCCACGCGCTGAACGCCGAGTCCGGTTGCCTCGCGGGGGTAGATATACTTGCAGTACTGAGGACCCCATTTTACAAGATAGACAGATGTCTGCTTATTGGCCGTACTGCCGCCATTGGATACGCACTGTCCCGCGACGAGAGAGCCACGGCGTGTAGCGAAACCGTTGATGTTGGCGGGGTTCGTGGCGTGGTTGCCGTAGAAGATATCGTCCGCCATGTCGTTTGAGAGCCCCGCAAGAAACGCCATGGACTCGTCCATGAGGAACTGGCGCGGGTTACTGTGGTTCTTGACGAGAGATGCGTCAACCTTGGAATAAATGGCGACCTGGGCCACAACGTCGTGGATGAGGTCTGTCTGTGACGCGCCCGTTCCTACGCCCTGGTTGTAGACGCGGTGGGTTCCCTTCGGGAGCGCCGTGCGGACGATCTGCGTGTTCACCGTGCGATCGTTCGCTTCCTGCATCGGTGCGTCGTAGAGCATCTCGTTCGTTGCCGCGAGCTGCTCGATTATCCGTCTCTGGTCGTCGGAGATGGAATCTCTTTTCACAAGTTCCGCCGCCGTAAGAAGGTCGGACAAGGACTTAGTTATTGCTGCCATAATAGTTGTCTCCTATATGTCTTTGAATGAGAACGAGCCGCCTTCGGACGTAGGCTTGTATCTCCTGCTTCCGGGCGCTCCCTTCGTCGCTGTTCCGGCCTCCGCCTGCATCTCTCCGAGGTTCACGAACATCCTGATGATGTCCTCGTCGTAGATAAGGCCTGAGTCGGACAGCTTCTTTCCGGCCGCTTCACCGGCAAAAGCCCTGATGCCCCTCTGGAGCATAGCCATCTTTTCGCCGTATCTGCTGCCGTATTCCTGATGGAGCTTGGCGTCAACGTCCTTGATACGCTGCGCCGCGTCCGCCCGCATTCTCTGCGCCTCGCCGTTGCCCAGGTCGTTGAGTGACTTCCACAGCCCCTTCGCCTGCTCGTCGGTGAGGTTATGGCGGAACGCAAGCTCCTTGAACGCATCCGCGTTCTTGTCGTCAATGCCGTACTTCGCGGCTTCCGCCGGCCGTCCCAGCTTCTCGTAGAAAGCCTTTACTTCCTCAGGCGGAGCGTCCTTCGCCGGAATCACGACGCTGCGGCCGAGCTTAGCCTCAAGCGCCGCGTAGCTTTTTCCGAGGTCGCCGATCTTCTGGAACTTGCTCAGCTGCTTCACCGTCTCCGCGTCGGAGCGGATGTCGTCCGGCAGCTGGCTCATCCATGCCGGCAGATTCTGATGCGCATCCTGCGCCGGCGGCGTTATCCCCGCGCCCTTGTCCCCTCCGTTGCCGGAAGGTTCGTTCTTGGGTTGTGCCTGTCCGAAGCTTATCGCGTCAGCCAATGATACCGGCGCGGTGTTTCCCGCGCCCCCCGTAGCCTGCGGATTGCCCTGTGTAGGATCCATAGTTACTCCTTCGCGCCGCCGCCCATGAGGACGGTAACGATTTTATGTGTGTCGTTTATGTCCAGCCGTTCCTGGACAAGAAACTTCGCGTAATTGCAGAGGGCGGTGTCGTCCGCGTTCTTGCACATGTCAAAATACTTAAGGTCGATGAGAATCTGCGTGAGCACGATCCTGCCGTGCGGAGTGCCGAACACCTCGCGGAACATCCTGCGCTCCGCCTTGGCCTGCTCGTCCGGCGCAAGGCCCTCGAATCCGGGAAGCCCGCCCGGCTCCCTTTTCCTCTCGTTGCCTGCGAAATACTCACCGAAAACGTCAAGCTCCGATCCGTCCTTCTTCCCCATACTATTCCGTCCTTCCCGCGAGCTGCTTGTTCAGCATGTCCATGACGCTTCCCTGCTCGGCGGCGCGTCCCAGCTTGTCCATATTCTGGAGAACATTCTGCTGCTGCTGCATCTGCGCGGCCTGAGCCTGCGCCTGTGCCTGAGCCTGCGCCCTCTGCTCGCGGATGGTGCGCACGTCGCTTTCCTCGCGGATGATGTTCTGCGGGAGCCCCTGTCCTTCCATGGCGGTTTTCATCAGCTGGTCACCGTCGATATAGTCGCCCGCGTTGGGGAACATCTGCATGATCGGTCCCGCCGCCTGGAGCGCCTGCATCGTGCCGCCCATAGTGTGGTACTTTCGCTGCGCCTGCGAGAGCGGCCCGACGAAATCCACCTTCATCTGCGCGCCCATTCCGCGTATCGAGTCCGGGACGGGCGGAATTTTTCCCTGCCTGTAGAGCAGGTTGAACGACCGCTCGATTATCTTCTGGAGCGATCCGTTGAGGTTCACTATAAGGTTCGAGAGCGTCGCCGCCTTCTCGCCCTGGAGCTCCATTACTTCGGTCGCGGTCATCTGCGCCGTTTTCTGTTGGAGCATCAAGAAAAAATCTACGAAAAACCAGTCCTTGATGTCGGTTTTCATGTCCTCCAGTACCTGGAGCGTGATCGGGTAATTCTGCCCGGTCTGTATCGGCTCCACTATCTGGCTCGCGTCGGAGACATAGGTCTTGCCGCGCGGCGTGATGTCTATCTTGCGGATATCCTCGGACACCTTCATCGGAGGCTCGGCGGAAGTCTGCGCTATCTGCCAGCTTGTTTTCTTGGCGATGTTGAGGCCCTTGATATCAACGAGCGCGTTCTGCGCCGGGCTCGTTCCGTATGCGTAGCCCGGATAAGGATCCCACTGGAAAACCGCGAACGGATTCTCGTCGTAGCCCGATTCCCTTATGATCTTCTTGCAGCCGCAATCAATATAAACCGCCGCCCACGGCTTGTTCTTAGCGTCCTTGAAGCGAGTGTCGCGGCCGTCGCGCGGGAAAACCGCCTGGATGATCTCCAGCCTGTCGTTCCATCGCTCAACGTCCTCATATGCCATCTGCCACTTGTCGTCAAGGTTCTCCAGCCCGAAGAAGGAGACCGCGTTACGGAGCGTCATGTAGTAGTCGCGGAAAACGGTATCGACCTCGCCGTACTCGTTGATGTCAAGGTAAACCTCGTTCGCCGGGAGCTTCGTGAAGCGGAGCCGCCCAGACGCGAGATCCTCGTCGATAAGCAGGACTCCCGTCCCTATGACGGCCGCATCGCGTACCTGGAGCGGAGCCTGCGAGTAAAGGTTGCTCCGGTTGAACTCAGAGAGCATCACGCGCTCCGCGTCCTCCAGCCAGTCCTTAACCTTGTATCTGTCAAGAAGCTCCTCGTCCTGGAGCGAGAGCTTGAACCAGACGATGTTCGGGCTCACGGAGTAGCCGACGAGCCCGGAGACAAGCGTGGAAAGATAGTTGCTCGGCTTGGAGCTGTAGCGGTTCGGAACCTTCGGAACCTCGCCGATGTCGTCGAAAGAGATAACCGACGAGTCGGCGAACTCCTGCGCCTCCCGCCATGACGGGTGAAATTTCTGCCGGGTCTCCTTAAGCTGCGCGTATCTGGACATCACGTCCTTCATAAGATCTTCGCTCATACCCTGTATTTTAAATGCTTATTTTTTGTACGTTATTAAAAAGCGAAAAAAAAACGGGGCGGAAAAAACAAAATTTTCTGCCCCGTGAGTAGGATAAAGTTTTTTACTTGTTCTGCCCGTCTACAGGCAAGGCCTTTATTCTTCAGCCAGTTTTTTGTAAATATGTTCTCGTATGAACGCGATGAGAAGCCCTATCGCCGTAAGGATTCCGGCCACAAGGGCGGGTACTTTGGCAATCTCAGTCGCCGACGTTCCCCCCAGGATGAGCAGGACTGAGCCTGCCGCGATAAAAACCCAAGCCAATACGGCTACCCAAGTTTTCTTGAAGAAATCCATATCATTCCTCCTTAGTTTTATTCTCAGCGGAATATCCCATGTCCGAAAGGATATCCGCCAGATGCCGCGCGTGAACCCGCTCCTCGCGGGCTATCTGCCTCAGAATAGGGGCGTATTTCTCCGGAGCCTCGTCCGCGAGCGTCTCGTAAGATTCCGCGTCCATGAGCTCCTCACCGTGCTTGTCGGATAGTACGTCTCCTATCATGCTTCCTCCATGTACATAACGAGCTTCTGCACGTCGCCGTCGTTGAAGCTCATTTCCTCTCCGGCGGGAAGCAGCAGGGGAATCTTCGGGAGCGAGAGCTTGAAGTTCCCAGCCTCCGCGAAAGTCTCCTTGAGCACTCCGGCGAGCTTCCTCACGTCGTACTGCCCGTCCTCGCAGGGAACGAACATCGCGACTAGCGGATTCGACATCAGCGTATCGATTATTACGGGGTTCAGCTTGATCGCGTTCTTCGCGAGAGTAACGACGAACCGTGTCCCGGAAGCGAAATCCTGCGACTTGAGCATCTCCTCGTCAATGAACCTGATGAGCCCGTCGGCTATCTGTTTTGTACTGACCATATATCTTCCTTTGCGCCGGCAGCTTGCTTACTGCCGGACGCTCCTTAGTTTCCTGCTCCAGTTGATGCGGTTGCGGCCTGAGTCTCATTCAAGACTCTCGTGCCGGGAATCATCCGCTGTGTCATTCCCATAAGGCTCATAGTCTGGGCCTGCAAGGTCTGGAAGTTGGCCTGCTGTACCGCGTTCCATGTGTTCTGCTGCGCGATCTGCGCCTGGACTCCGTTC